GGGGGGCTTTGGGTCCTTCCAAAGGGTTGAGCCAGCGGGGGTTGGGTAGTCGCACACTTTCCGTAGCTACAGAGTTCGAAACGAGGTTACCATGGCGTCCATCCGTGCAGCGGCGAAGGTTCTGGGCGTCTCTCATGTCGCGCTCCTGAAAGCAGCGAAGACCGGCTCCCTCAAGCTGAATCCCGACAGAACAGTCAACCTCGAAACAATACGGGAATCGGAGTGGTACCGCAACCGGAAATCGCGGAAACCATCCGGTAACAAGCCGGAGCCCCAGGTTGACTTGTCCGGCGTGGACAAGATCGACCTAGAGAAACGCCTCATCGCCGAGCGAACCGAAGCCCTTCGCTTGGACAACGAGGAACGCAAAAAGAACTTGCTTCCCGCCGATGAGGTGCGCGGAGCAATGGAAGCCATCATCTCCACCACGCGCTCCCATTTGCTCCTGCTCCCGGCGAAGTTGGCGCACAAGGTCTCGTCGTTGACGGACCCCGCCGAATGTCAGGCGGTTATCGACGCGGAAATCAAGGCGGCTCTGAAAGCTCTCAGCGAGACGACGTTTAATGAATGACAGCGTACAGCGTAGCATCGGAGGCAATGCGGGTATTCGCACCGCCTCCGGATTTGACGTGCTCCCAGTGGGCCGACCAGTACAGGCAACTATCAGCCGAAAGTAGTTCCGAGCCGGGGCAGTGGAAAACGCACCCGTTCCAGCGCGCCGTACTCGATGCCATATCGGACCCAAAGGTGCGGCGGGTCGTGGTCAAGGCGTGCACTCAGGTAATCAAGACCGAAGCCATATTGAACGGCATCGGCTATTTCGCGCACATGGACCCCGGCCCGATTCTGGTCCTGCAACCGCGCGATGCGGACGCGAAGGCGTTCTCGAAAGAACGCATCGCCCCGATGATCCGGGATACCCCGGCGCTCAGGGGAATATTCGCCGAGGGCAAGGGTCGGGTAGCAGATAACACCATAGAGCAAAAGATGTTCCGGGGCGGGATGCTTGCGATAGCGTCGGCAGGGTCGGCCCCGAATCTGGCACGGCGCGCGATCCGGTTCTTATTTTGCGACGAGGTAGACAAGTACGTCTCCACGCAAGAGGGCAACCCGATATCGCTGGCCCGGAAGCGGCTGGCAACATTCCGGCATCGGGCGAAGGAAATCCTCACTTGCTCCCCGACATTCGAGGGAAGCGAGATCGACCGCGCCTATTCGCAATCGGACAAGCGCGAGTATTACGTCCCCTGTCCCAAGTGCGGGCATATGCAATCGCTCATGGGGGCGTTTTACAAGCAAGTCCGCTTCGCCGAGTTCGGCACGGTCGAAGAGCGGGCGGCGTCAGCGCGGTATCACTGCGTTGCCTGTGATGCGCCGTGGACAGAGGCGGGGCGCAAGAACGCCGTAGAGCGTGGCGAGTGGCGCGGCGGCGACTTCAACGGTGTCGCCGGTTTCTGGATTTCGGAACTCTATAGCCCGTGGAAAACTTTGGCCGAAATCGTCCACGACTTTCTGACGAAGAAAGACAATCCGTCAGAGCTACAGACGTTCGTCAATACCAGCCTCGCCGAGAACTGGGTAGAAAAAGGCGAAGCCCCGGAGTGGGAAACCCTATCGGCCCGTCGTGAGCCGTACGATCCCGGCACGGTCCCCGCCGGCGGGCTGTTCCTGACCTGTGGCGTCGATGTCCAGCGTGACCGGCTGGAATGCGAGACCGTAGCCTGGGGCCGCAACCGGGAATCATGGTCGGTCGATTACCAGATTTTCGAGGGGCGCACAAGCGAGCCCGCCGTGTGGGCCAAGCTGGAGGAATACCGGACGCGCCTCTTTGCCGCAGAGGGCGGCGCGGAGCTTCCGATATCCCGGATGTTCGTAGACAGCGGTGACGGCACCACGACCAACGATGTGTACAACTGGGTTCGGATGCAGCCGCAATCCCAGGTGCAGGCCATCAAGGGGAGCGACAAGGGGATTCTCCCGGTAGGGCAGCCGTCCCCGGTCGATGTCACGGCGGGCGGCAAGAAGATCAAGGCGGGTCTCAAGATCCGCATGGTGAACGTCAGCTTCTTCAAGGCCGAGTTTTACGCCGACCTGAAGAAGCGCGCGCCGACCGATGATGAGATAGCGCAGGGTTACGGCTATCCTCCCGGCTATTGTCATTTTCCGAGCGGCGGCAACTACGGCGATGAGCATTACAAGCAGCTTTGCGCCGAGCAACTCGTATCGCACCGGAACCGGAAGACGGGCCGCACCAAGACCGAGTGGCAGCAGATGCGGGCGCGCAATGAGGCGCTCGATTGCAGGGTGTATGCCCGCGCCGCCGCATGGGATCTCGGGCTGGATCGTATGCAGGACAAGCACTTCAAGGCTTACGAGGCGCAGATAGAGGCACTCAAGCCCAGGCCGAAGGACGCAGGGACGCAACCGGCCCCGCGTCCCGTGCGGCATGAATCGAAATGGTTGGGAGGCAGGGAAAGAGGATGGCTGAAAAGGTGAGAGGGCGCAAGCCCAAGAACATTGACGAGGGATTTGTGGCCGCCATTGAGGGGCCCGCGCCAGATCCCGTGCGCTACAAGTACACAAACGTCATGCTCTCCAATGCCGCCGACATCAACCGCTTCGGCGATGAAGGATGGGAGCTTGTGTCCGTCATCCCGGCCCCGCTCGATAGGGCCGTGTATTACTTCCGCAAGAGGATTTAATGGCGACATCTTGGACGGCATCCGATATCGAAGCCCTTGAGGCGGCGATAAAGGTAGGGGCTCGCGTAGTCCAGTTTTCCGATGGCAGGAAAATTGAGCGATATTCATTGCCCGAAATGATGGACCTCCTCCGTACTATGCGCGAAGAGGTGGCCGGGGAGACCACGGCCACCGCGCGCACCACCTACGCCGTCACCTACAAGGGATAACGTGAAAGCAAATTGGTTAGATAAAGCTATCGCGTGGACATCCCCCGCGTGGGGCGCGAAGCGCATCCGCAACCGCATCGCCGCCAACGTGCTGTTCTCGTATGAGGGCGCAAGGCGCGACAGGCGCACCGGCGGATGGACTACGGCGGGGACGAGTGCCGATGCAGAGATCGGCCCCGATCTTGTTACCCTGCGCGACCGGAGCAGGGATCTTGTCCGCAATAATCCATATGCGGCGGCGGCAGTAGATGAGCTTGCGGCTCAGTGCGTGGGGACTGGCATCACGGCGCAGCCGAAGAACACTAAGCTCGCCGAGGCGTGGAAGATTTGGATCAATGAGTGCGACGCCTACGGGCAGCAGGACTTCTACGGCCTGCAAGATCTTGTCACCCGCACCGTAATCGAGTCGGGCGAGTGCCTCATTCGCATACGCCCCCGCAAGAGCGATGACGGCTTGCGGATTCCGATGCAGATTCAGGTCTTGGAGCCCGACTACCTCGACCACAACAAGACGGGCAAGAACGGCGCCAACCGCGTCATTCAGGGCGTGGAGTTCGACCCCATCGGGCGGCGCGTAGCCTACTGGCTCTTTGGCGACCACCCCGGCGACAACGACTCGTTCAGGAGATTCACCTCGCAGAGCTACCGCGTCCCCGCCGAGGGCGTCCTCCATGTCTACCGCAAGCGCAGAACACAGGTGCGCGGAGTGCCATGGCTTGCGCCCGTCATGATTTCGCTCAGGGATCAGGACGAGTATTTCGAGGCCGCCATCGTCAAGAAGAAGATCGAGGCGTGTTTCTCGGCAATTGTCGTGCAGAACGAAGGCCCGGACATCAACCCGGTCGGAAGTACCGCAACCAATAGCGACGGCCAACTTGAGGAGAGCATGGAACCGGGAATGATCCGGTACTTGCGCCCCGGCGAGGACATCAAGTTCGGCGCGCCGGCAGGACAGGGTGACGGATACCGTGAGTTTATGCGGGATCTCCAGTGTCGCATTGCATCCGGTATCGGCGTCACCTACGAGCAGCTTACGGGCGACCTGTCCAACGTGAACTATTCATCCTATCGCGCCGGGCACCTTTCGTTCAGAACGAAGATGGATCAGTTCAGATGGCTTTGTCTCGTTCCCATGTTCCTTGATCCCGTCTACAAGTGGTTTGTGAATTACGCCGTTGCATCTGGCTTTGGCCCGGACATCGACTACGGCGTCGAGTGGTCAATGCCGGGATTCGCCAGTGTAGACCCCGAGAAGGACGCGCGCGCCTTCGTTGCCAAAATTCGTTCTGGCATCAAGACGTGGGCACAAGCAATCGGCGAAGAGGGGTACGACCCCGAAGAGCAACTCGGAGAAATTGCGGAATGGAATAAGCGCATTGATGCTGCGGGGGTGGTATTCGATTGTGACCCGCGCAAGAGAACATCTGCGGGGCAACAGGTGACAGAGAGCGTCCCCGCAAAGCGAGAGGCAGAAGGAGAAGTCAATGGCGAAAATTAAAGTTCCAATGCAGATGCTTGGGGCTGAGATCCTTGCGGCTGAGTCCGAAGAGGATCGGCGCTTCAAACTCAAGTGGTACACGGGCGCGACCGTCCCGCGATACTCATGGGATGAGGGATCGTACAAGCTCACGCTGTCGATGGAGCCTAGGCACATCCGCATGGGCCGCCTGCAATCCGGCAAGGCTCCGCTCCTCAACTCGCATTCGAGTTTCGACCTCTCGAACGTTATCGGCATCGTCGAATCCGCCGACACTGACGGCAACGCCATTGCCCGCATGAGTCCCCGCGCCGAAGTCACCCCGTTCTGGGAGGACGTTCGGGCGGGCATCATCCGCAACGCCAGTGTTGGCGCGCACATTCACAAGTTGCAGGACGTTAGCAAGAAGGACAAGGAAGGCAACGTCCTTGAGCGCGCCTATCTCGCCACAGATTGGGAGCCGATGGAAGTTTCCCTTGTGCCCATCGGCGCAGACCCCAGGGCCGGGATGTCGGCCAATCTCGAAGACAAGGAACGATTCACGGAAGCCGAGATCGTCTCGGTTTCCTTCACCGGGGCTTCGGCCCGCTTGGAGACCACTATGAAGGAAGATACCGCTCTGGCGGGACAGGAAGCCCGCACCAGGAAGGAAGAGGAAGAGAAACTCGCCGCCGAGGCCGCCGAGGCCGAACGGAAGCGCATCATCGAAGCCGGGATTGCGAAGGAGCGCGCCCGCGTGCAGGCGATCAACGCCACTCTGAAGGCACTTGGGTTGCCGCAGTCCTTCGGAAGCATTCACATCGAGAAGGGCACGGACGCCGACACCTTCAACAAGCTCGCCATTGACAAG